TTAGATAAAGGTGGAAACAACTTCAAAAAGTTATACTATAATTCAGACGTTACAAAAAGAAATCGTAACGGACAAACTTCTTCTGGACTCTATTCTATGTTCATCCCTATGGAGTGGAACTACGAAGGATTCATGGATTCTTACGGATCACCTGTTTTCATTAGAGAAAAAGATAGCATCAAAGGAGCAGACGGTTACGACATTACAACAGGCGTTATTGAACACTGGGAAAACGAAGTAGATGGTTTAAGAAACGATCAAGACAGTTTAAATGAATATTATAGGCAGTTTCCAAGAACTGAAATGCACGCATTTAGAGATGAAGCTAAAGAAAGTTTATTTAACTTAACTAAGATATACCAACAAATAGATTACAACTTAGAATCTAATAATGCAGCTGCTGTAACAACAGGTAGCTTCATGTGGGATAACGGAATTAAAGATAGTAAGGTTGTATTCTCTCCTAATAAAGATGGTAGATTTAAAATAAGTTGGGTACCACCTGTTAATTTGCAAAACAAAATAATTAACAAAAATAATGGTAAATACCCTGGTAATGATCATATAGGTGCATTTGGTTGTGATAGTTACGACATCTCTGGAACTGTAGATGGAAAAGGATCTAATGGTTCATTACATGGATTAACTAAGTTTTCTATGGAAGATTCACCACCTAATCACTTTTTCTTAGAATATATATCAAGACCTCAAACGGCTGAAATATTTTTTGAAGATGTGCTTATGGCTTGTGTATTTTATGGCATGCCAATACTAGCTGAGAATAATAAACCTAGATTATTATATTATTTTAAGCGTAGAGGTTATAGAGGTTTTTCAATTAATCGTCCTGATAAAATTTGGAACAAACTTTCTGTAACTGAAAAAGAAATAGGTGGAATACCTAATTCAAGTGAAGACATTAAGCAAGCACACGCTGCCGCTATAGAGTCTTACATAGAAGAACATGTAGGAGCAACAGAAAGTGGACATGGTGATATGTATCATCAAAGTACATTAGAAGATTGGGCTGTATTTAATATAAATAATAGAACAAAACACGATGCTTCTATTAGTTCTGGCTTAGCTATCATGGCTTGTCACAAAAACAGGTATACACCAGTGGCTGCTAGAAAGAAACAGTCTATAAACTTAGGCATTAAAAGATATGATAACACAGGTTATGTTTCAAAAATAAAATAAATGATAAATACTAATTATAATAGCATATTTCCAGATCAAGTAGTCCCAGATGCAGAAAAAGCTACAGAAGAGTATGGCTTACAAGTAGGTAGAGCTGTAGAGTCTGAGTGGTTTACTAATGGCAATGGTTATTCAGATAGGTTTGGTAGCAACTATAATTCTTTTCACAATTTAAGATTATACGCTAGAGGAGAGCAATCAGTTCAAAAATATAAAGATGAGCTATCTATTAATGGCGATTTATCTTATTTAAACTTAGACTGGAAACCTGTACCAGTTATACCTAAGTTTGTTGATATAGTTGTGAACGGCATGTCACAAAGAAATTATGAAATTAAAGCTTACGCTCAAGACCCTGAGTCTTTAGTTAAGAGAACTAAATATGCTGAGTCTTTACAAAGAGACATGATGCAAAAAGATTTAATAAATCAAATAACTGAAATAACAGGCATGGATGTTTCAGCATCTCAAGGTGTTGGATTGGAAATGGAAAGTGAAGAAGATATACAACTTCACATGCAGATGAGTTATAAGGAATCTATAGAAGTAGCAGAGGAAGAGGTTATAAACAATGTTTTAGCTAATAACAAGTATGATTTAATAAGAAGAAGATTAAATTATGATCTAACTGTTTTAGGTATATCAGCTGTTAAAACTGATTTCAATAGATCTGAAGGCGTTACTTTAGACTATGTTGACCCAGCTAGTTTAGTTTACTCTTATAGTGAAGATCCTAATTTTGAAGACTTATATTACGTTGGTGAAGTAAAGTCTATAAGTATGCCAGAGCTTAAAAAGCAATTTCCTTATTTAACGCCAGAAGAACTTAAAGAGATTCAAAAATATCCAGGTAATCAAAACTACACTAGAAACTGGAGCGGTAGATATGATGACAACACAATTCAAGTATTATATTTTGAATATAAAACTTTTGCTAATCAAGTATTTAAAATTAAAGAAACAGCAAATGGTTTAGAAAAAGCTATTGAAAAAACTGATTCATTTAATCCACCTGAAGAAACTGATGGTTTTAAAAAAGCATTTAGATCTATTGAAGTTCTTTATTCTGGAGCTAAAATACTAGGACACAACAAGATGTTGAAATGGGAGTTAGCTGAGAACATGACTAGACCTATGTCTGATACTGTTAAGGTTAATATGAATTATAATATAGTTGCTCCTAGAATATATAAGGGTAGAATAGAGTCTATAGTGTCTCGTATTACTGGTTTTGCTGATATGATTCAATTAACTCATTTAAAATTACAACAAGTAATGTCTAGAGTAGTGCCTGATGGTGTTTATTTAGATATGGATGGTTTAGCAGAGGTTGATTTAGGTAATGGAACTAACTACAACCCATCAGAAGCTTTAAATATGTATTTTCAAACAGGTTCTGTTGTTGGTAGATCAATGACTCAAGATGGTGGCATGAATCCTGGTAAAGTCCCTATTCAAGAGCTACAATCAAGTTCTGGTGGAGCTAAAATACAATCTTTGATACAAACTTATGAGTATTATCTTAAAATGATAAGAGACGTAACGGGGCTTAATGAAGCTAGAGATGGTACTTTACCTGATAAGCAGTCATTAGTTGGTTTACAAAAGCTAGCAGCTGCTAATTCAAACGTAGCAACTAGACACATATTACAAGCTAGCTTATACTTAACATTAAGATCTTGTGAGAATATATCTTTAAGAATAGCTGATGCTTTAGCTTTTCCACTTACCAAACAAACATTAATGTCTAGTATATCAAGATATAATGTAGCTACATTGGAAGAATTATCTAAAGTTAATATACATGACTTTGGTATATTCTTAGAGTTAGAACCTGACGAAGAAGAAAAGCAAGTATTAGAACAAAATATTCAAATAGCTTTAAAAGGTGGTCAAATAGATCTTGAAGATGCTATAGATATTAGGCAAGTTAATAATTTAAAACTTGCTAATCAAATGTTAAAGAAAAGGCGTAAGGATAAACAAGTTAAAGATCAGCAAATGCAGCAAGAGAATATGCAAGCACAAGCACAGGCTAATGCTCAAGCAGCTGAACAAATATCATTAGCTGAGGCTCAAAAACAACAAGTTATATCACAACAAAACATAAGCTACGAACAGGCTAAATCTCAATTTGATATTCAAAAAATGGAAAGAGAAGCTCAGATCAAGCAACAACTAATGGAAGTTGAATTTAACTATAACATGCAGTTGGCTCAAATGAATTCTCAGTCTAAGCAGAAAAATGAAAATTTAAAAGAAGATAGAAAAGATCAAAGAACAGAGATGCAAGCTACGCAACAGTCTGAACTTATTGATCAAAGAAAAAATGATTTATTACCTAAAAACTTTGAATCCGCAGGTAATGATACAATGGGCGGTTTTGGTTTAGAGCAGTTTGGCCCTAAATAATTTTATATTAACTATTATATTATATTATGTCAGAAGAAATAAAAGAAAACCCTAAAGGGGAATTAGAACAAGGTGAGTTTAAGGTTAAGAAACCTAAAATGAAAAAACTTACTAATAAAAAAGCTACAAAATCTAAAATAGATTTATCTAAAAAAGAAGAGGTTAAAGAAGAAAAACCTGTAGATAAAGTAGTTATTAAAGAAGAGCCTGTAGTTAAAGAAGAGATAAAAGAAGAAGTAGTTAAAGTAAAAGAAGAAACTACATCTCCTATATCTGAAATTACTGAAGAAGAAGTTACTGAAGAAGTAAAAGAACCTGTAATTGAAGATGTTGTTGAAACACAACCAGAAATAAAACTACCAGAAAACATAGAAAAACTGGTTAATTTTATGGAAGATACAGGCGGAACAGTTGAAGATTACGTTAGATTAAACGCTGATTATTCAAATGTTGATAAAGATACTTTATTAAAAGAGTATTACAAACAGACTAAACCACATCTTGATTTAGAAGAGGTTAACTTCTTATTAGAAGATAACTTTTCATATGATGAAGAATTGGATGAAGAGCGAGATATAAGAAAGAAAAAACTCGCTTATAAAGAAGAAATTGCCAAAGCCACTAACTTTTTGGAAGAAACCAAGAGTAAATATTACGACGAGATCAAGTTGAGACCGGGCGTTACTCAGGAACAACAAAAAGCTATGGACTTTTTCAATAGACACAACGAAGAACAAAAAATGGTTAAACAGCAACATGATAAGTTTAAATCAACCACTAAAAATTTCTTTAATCAAGAGTTCAAAGGTTTTGAGTTCAATTTAAGTGATAAGAAATTTAGATACGGTGTTAACGATGTAGACTCAGTTGCTAGTAATCAATCTGATCTTACGAACCTAATCGGGAAGTTCTTAGATAATAAAGGGGAAGTTAAAGACTATAAAGGTTATCACAAAGCTATTTTTGCAGCACAAAATGCGGATACAATCGCTAATCATTTTTACGAGCAAGGGAAAGCCGACGCTGTTAAAGATGTAATGGCTAAATCCAAAAATTTAAACAACGAACTTAGACCAACGTCTACGGGAGATGTTTTCATTGGAGGTATGAAAGTAAAAGCAATTAGTGGTGTAGATAGTTCAAAGTTAAAATTAAGAATAAATAAAAACAAATAAAAAGATAAAACATGAGTTTTCAAAACAATGCTCCAACTGGAGCTTTTCCTCCGTCACTCTTGCCTCATCAAACTCAAATGGCTTTAGCCACTAATTACTTGACTTTTGATGCTGCTACTGGTGGTGGAACTTTTGCACAACAATATCTACCTGAGCTTTACGAAGCAGAAGTAGAAAGATACGGAAACCGAACTTTAGGTGGTTTCTTGAGAATGGTAGGCGCTGAAATGCCTATGACATCTGATCAAGTAATTTGGTCTGAACAAAA